CAGGCTTTTACTAAGGGGGTTGCGCTGTGCGCTGGGCCTGCTGGGAATGTGAGCGTGGCAACCATGAATGCCACGACAAAACGCCTAATAAATGCCTCTAAACATGTATGCCTCTTTTCTGCCGGTTAGAAAACCTTAGCAAAAGGTCAGCCGTTTTGGGCACTATGCAGGTCTAGGCACGCTTTTCCAAGCCTCGACAAAGGCTTGAGGGTTGTCTGCCATTGCTGGCGTCAGTTCTACATGTAGCCACAGGCCTCCTCCAGAGCCGCCGTTTGCGGATTCTGTCCAGTCTTTCCAGCCTGGTTTACCGTCACGGTTGCAGCGCCAGCCGCGGCCCCATTTCTCGCAGCCTTTTTTTGTGGTGCCGGCATAGTCGTGCACTTCTTCAATGCCCAAAACTTTGTAGTTTGCAACAAGCCAGTTTGCCCATAATGCGGCAGTTGCTTTGTCTTTGTATCCAAGGTCTGCTGCTCGACCTGTGGCATGTACTGACAGGCGGTCTGAGCCGCGCATGTTTCTTACAGCCCAGGTGCCAAGGTTAGTAAAACCTTTGTTTGTCATTATGTCCACAAACTTTTCTGTGCCGGCGCGCTTGCCTGCAGCTGCGCCGTCTGTCGTGCCGGTGTAAATCATGACTTGTTAATAATGTCAGCAATACGATGCAAAAGGTTTGCAGCTGCTTGGCGCACAATTTTAAGTAAGCCTTTTTTGTCGTCGTCATTCATCGGTTTTGCCTTTCGGTTTGTCTTTTAATCCGTTAGCACTGAGCAGGCCAGCAAGCGAGCCAGTGAGAAAAAGCAACAATGGCTGCAAGGTTGCCCAGGCGCTTTTGTCGTTGTCTGATACTTCGAGCGGCTGAGTCACAAATAGCAAGCCGTACAGCAACGCCAATGTTGAGACCACAAACGTTATTGACAGCGCGCAAGCAACAATAAAGATTAGACGCGCTTTGATCTCTTCGCTTGTCATGCGATGTTCGCGGCGTGGCGCTGGGATTAAAGGCATTTAGTCTCAACTGTTCGGGTATTGCCAAGGCTGGCCGTGTCTACGGTGATGGTTGTTGCTGCGCGCAAAGCCTTGTTTTTGGTTAGTGGTGGGCAGTTAACGCGCTCACGGTTTCCGCATGCTAAAAGAATTGACGCAAACAAAAGCGCCACAAAACTAGCCCGCCAGATCATCTTTGCCTTCTTCAGTCCAACCGCTAGCAATGAGCTCTGCATATTCTTCTTCTGTCATTTCGCGTACTTCGTCGTCTATTTGTATGTTTGGGCGTGTCATTTTTTATCCTAATCTGTATCCGTAAACCGTAATTTTCCCGCCTGTAAGCGTTCCCACGATAGGCGTAAGAGTAAACGCCGTGTATTGCGTGGTGTTGTTTAAAAAACCTTGGATTGCTCCACCGCCAGAACCTGCTTTTGAACCAGAATAAATGCCGAACATTGAAGTTTCTTCTGCAAGGTTCGGGCCAAATACATCGAGATTTAAAGTGTTAACCGTTGTGCGGGTTGAACCTGCATAATACCAACTAGCGCCGTTGTTTATGGAGACGGCAGTTAAGGCTGGCGATAGATATGGAATAAACCCAAAAGTCATGTAATAGCCCGCAGCAGTAGAGCCAAGTGTCATCTGTAAGTCGCCGTCGCTGCCTGTCCCGCCATGATAAACAATTTTGTAATTGTCATAATCGGCAGAAAATGCAGATGAAACGGTGACACTTGCTACGGCTGTCCCGACTGTCTGTTGTTTAATGCAAACGAGTCCGCTGTTTGCTAGGTAGGTGTTTGTGTCTGAAGCGGTCAACACTTCGCCAGTAGTAAAAGTTTTTATAGCCATTAGTACCCCAATTTGTTAAAGTCAAGTTTGCCATAAATGGCGTCGTTAAGAGTTAAATAGTTGTTTAGGTCTTGCGCGCTTAAGTAAAACGTAGCGCTGGCTTGCGACGGGTTGCCGCTAAACGTTGCGCCCTCCAACAGACAGTTAAACACGGTGCCTCGAAACGTCACGGTCACAGTCGAGCCGATCTGATCCATCCCATAAGACGGAATGTCGCCATTTTGTGCGCTCAGGTTGCAGGTCACGCTTAAAATGCGTTGTGTTGCTGTGCTGTAAGTAGACAGCAGGTAATTGGCAAAGTCGGTTGCCTGGCTTGTTGACGCGCTAAACGTGTTAACCAAATACGTGCGGAATGGTGCAACGCCTGTCGACACTGTGGCCTCGGGAAAAGACTCAGGGTCAACAGTTACCTGTGTATAAAAACTATCTGCCAAGCTGCTAAACGATATTTGCTCAAAAATATGGTTGCTGGCGTCATTTGTGGTGTCGCTAAAATTGCCGTAAAAACCAGCAATTTTGCGGTATGCGTTAACCATCAAAATGCCGTCGCTAATGTCAATAAGTTTGCCGTTCATTGTTAGTACGGCCCTGTTTACCCAGTCGCCCCAGGTGCCACTAATGGTTGTGGCTGGGAATGCCTGAGTGCCACCAAATGCGCTGGTGGTGCTGACATTCAGGCCTGTTTGTGTTGCGCACTGGCCTGCCTGCGCGCTGAGAGTGCCGGCGGTCATTGCGTAACTGTTGCCTTGCACTCGACCAAAGGCCGCAAAGTTTCCCTCACAGCTCAAAGTAACAAAGTCTGCGTTGCCGACGCCCCCAGAATAGGGAATGCCGTACTGCACCATTGCATCAGTGATGCGACCAACAAAGAGCTGGCGATATGTGCCAGAGGTGCCGAGCCTCACGGATATGCGCAGCCAAGTGCCTGTGACAAATAGGGCATTTGGGGTTGTGTAGCCGGTTGGGTAACGCAAAACCACGTTGCCTGTGTTGGCGCTGTAGGCGTCTAAAGGCTTTTGCCGTCCATAGGTTAAAGACACGTTTTGCACGTTGGCAACAACAGTTGTAAGCGTTGCGTAAGTCGCGCCAACCTCTACTTGGTATTGGACTATTGCCATTAGAAGATGTTGCTTACCTTGATTGGCACGCTGCCGTTTTGGCGCATGTATGAGCGCAAGGCCTCAACAACTTGGTTAGGGTCGCCGCCGTAAACGCTTATGTTTATGTTGTTGTTTCTTTCGGCAATATTGGCGCTGCCGTTGCGGCCTGGGTCGCTTGGCTCAACTGGCTCAGCCATACGGCCTAGAGATATTTCTTGCAACATTTTTATGTCTTTGCCTGGCTTGACAAGGTTTAGGCCGTAAATCACAAGGTTAATTGCTTTGATAAATCCGTTCACCATGCCCTCGATGTAGCCCGCCATAGCGTTGACTACAACGCGCACAACTTCTCTAAAGCCCTCAAATTTTTTGTATGCGTAGATTACAGCCGCGCCTAAAGCGAGAATGCCAGCAGTAATCGCTACCGCAGGGTTCAGCATCATTGCCGCATTTACAGCAAGAATTGAGCCAGCCAAAATGCCCATGCCGGCAATTACAGCTGCAAGTAACTCTGGGTTTTTTTCTGCCCAGTCTGAGAACTTTTGCACCACAGGTAACAATTTTTCCATGATCGGCAAAAAGGCTTGCCCTATTGACTCTTTGGTTTCGCCAAAAGCAATGCCTAATTTCTTCATGCCTCCTGCAGCTGTGTTCGCTGCCGCCTCGCCGGCACCACCAAAGTTTGCCTCTAACACTTTTTGCACATCGGCAAGGCTGGCGCCGTCTTTAATCATTGCTTTGATCTCTGGGCTAAGCGCGCCTAACGCTTTCATATTTCCCGCATAACCTTTTGATAATGCTTCGCTGACATCGACCAGCGGTTTACCTGTTGCCGCCGCGACGTCAGTGGCAAGGTTCATCAGCTCTGTTGCTTTTGTTACGTCTTTAGTTGCAACAACTAACTTCTGAAACGCTGGCCGCGCCTCATCGTCCGATATTGCCGCGCTCTTGGCAAGGCTAGAAATGTAAGACTCAACAGATTGCACTTGTGCATCAGTGGCGCCAGTGCTTGCCTTAATTTGTCGAGCCAGGCCAGCCTGTGCCGCCTGGTCTTCTATCGCTGCTTTGACGCTGTCGCCAATAA